CGCCACCACACAGACCGGGCTCTTCATCAATGACTACTCCGGCCTCTCGACCCCGGCGTTGGTCGCGTCGTTGCAAGTCAATGGCGCCCCCGTCGTCGTGCCGCAGAGCATCGTTCAATCGGTCACGGCCGGCAGCGGCATCTCAGTATCTGGCACCCCAGAGAATCCGGTCGTCACGAACAGTAATCAGCCCGTCGGTGATTCTCGGCTCATGTTGGCGATGACCACCTCAGGCACTGCGCTGCCGAATGGCGCATGGATCACGATCGGCCAAGACACCGCACCGTGGCAGGGGCAAACATCGGATGACTACGCCGCCGGCAGCGATCTCTCATTGAACGCTGACGGCAAGACGATTGATGTCGCGACGACCGGGACCTATCTCGTGCGCTTGGCATTCCAATACACGCCCTATCAAGGATCGAATCAGGTCCGGTTCGCCTCAGGCGCTTCATCAATCGGCCAGAACTTCCCCGGTTGGATCTGCGGCGATCCCGACCCGTTGACGATCGCTGTGGCGCCCGGGCAGAACAGCGATTACATCGGCAACTATTGCTGGCGCATCGCTGCCGGTGGATCGTTCACGATCGCTCTGAGCACTTGGGGCAACACCGCAGCCGAATCGCTCGACGGCGTCGAGATGGACATCGTTCGCATCGCATAGGCAAAGAGAACAGGACCGCCTCATGACTCAACTCAAGTACTACATCGGCACCGGAGATCCCGCTGACCCGGCGAACTGGATCACGGCGGTCGTCGGGGCGCAGGGCGCTCAGGGCGTTCAAGGCTCGACCGGCACGCAGGGGCCTCAGGGCAATGCCGGTGTGCAGGGGTCTCAGGGATCGACTGGTGCTCAGGGTCCGCAGGGCTCGCAGGGCGATGTCGGCACACAAGGATCTCAGGGGCTTCAGGGCTCGCAGGGGAGTCAGGGGCTTCAGGGCGCTCAGGGCCAGACCGGGTCGCAGGGTCCGCAAGGGCCTCAGGGAACTCAGGGCAATCAGGGCGTAGCCGGCAACCGGTATCAGACCACGAGCACCACCTCGCTCACGATCGGCATCGGCTCTCGCTCGCTCACGGTCGGCACCGGGCTCTCATACTCGATCAACCAATCGGCGATCATCTCTTACTCGACCGGCGATTACATGGTCGGCCTCGTGACCGCCTACGACCCCGCTTCGGGATCTCTGACGATCAATGTTCAGAACGCCTACGGCTCAGGAACCTACTCATCATGGACCGTCAATCTCGACGGAGCGGTGGGTGCGACCGGGTCGCAAGGGCCGCAGGGCATCATGGGCAATCAAGGCTCACAAGGCTCGACTGGCCCGCAGGGAACTCAGGGCACTCAAGGACTTCAGGGGACTCAAGGGCTTCAAGGGTCTCAGGGCGTTCAAGGCTCTCAGGGGCAGCAGGGCAATCAAGGCCAGATCGGTAATCAAGGTCCGCAAGGATTGACCGGCTCTCAGGGGCTTCAGGGGTCTCAGGGCGTTCAAGGTGCTCAGGGGCTTCAGGGACTTCAGGGCTCGACTGGCTCGCAGGGCAATCAGGGCTCGCAGGGAAGTCAAGGTCCACAAGGGTTTCAGGGCAACACGGGGACTCAAGGCGCTGGCGGGGCTCTGGGCTACTACGGCTCCTTCTACGACACCACGACTCAATCAGTCGCGACGAACAACACGCCGACGGCGATCACGCTGAACTCGACCCTAGAGAACAACGGCGTCTCGATCGCCAGCAGCAGCCACATCCTCTTCACCTATGCCGGGACCTACAACATTCAGTTCTCGGCACAACTGACCCAGACCGACAACAGCGTCGATCAAGTGCAGATCTGGCTCCGTAAGAACGGGGCTGATCTCGCCGAGACCAACACCACCGTCACGATGGATAAGAACGGCAGCGCCAAGGTCGCTTCGTGGAACTTCGTCTTGACCGTCGCAGCCGGCGACTACCTTCAACTGATGTGGGAGTCGAACTCGACCAGCGTGACGCTTCTCGCTCAGTCTGCGGGTGGCTCTTACCCGGCAACGCCTTCGGTCATCTTGACCGCTCAGCAGGTCATGTACACCCAACTCGGCCCGCAGGGGAATCAGGGTGTGCAGGGATCTCAGGGCAATCAAGGGGTGCAGGGCTCGCAAGGTAATCAGGGGGTGCAGGGGAGTCAAGGCACGCCAGCCAGCGTCGCCGTCATCTCACCGATCACTAACTCTGGCACCTCGACTTCGGCGAGCATCGGTCTGGCGACGACCGGCACCGCAGGGACCTATGGCCTCGCTGGTTCGGTCAACACTTATCCCATCATCACGACCGACGCCTACGGCCGAGTGAGTGGTGCGACTAGCGCACCGACATCTCTACTCGCAGCGAGCATCACCAGTGGTGGCGGAGTGGCAGCATCAATCACCGCATCGGCAAATGGGCAAATCTTCTCACAAACAGGTGGGGCAGCAGTCGCACTTCCGAGCGTTGTGCCTGCCGCACCGTGGGCAGTTGTCGTGCGCAACGACAGTGCAGTGAGCACAATGAACTTGACGCGTGGCGGTGCGTCGATCAACGGAGTGACCACACAGCAGTCCTTGCCTCCCGGTCAGGTTGCACTTGTCACCAGCGACGGCACAACCTACAACGCTTGGACGTCACTGTCCCAAGCCAACTATGCTGCGCTCGCTCAGTCTGCTGGCTATGCAGCAGGCTCTGTGACCGCCAACGTCACCGCCGGCTATCACTACAACTTCTTCGGCTCCAACTCAAGCCAGACGCTAACGATGCTTGCTGGCGTGTCCGGCATCGTGACCACGATTACCAACTCAAGCAGCGTTCCCGTCAATGTGCAGGCAACCGGAGCGTCGATCAACTTCGGTGGCACGCTCTATGCAGCGAGCGCTCCCATTGCTCTGCCTCCGAACAACTCGTACCAGTTCTGGAACAACGGGCTGTCCACGTGGTTCCATCAGAGCACCGCGTTGCCGACAGTCGGGACCGCTGGCACTTACGGTTCGTCTGCTTCGATTCCGGTCATTACAACAAACTCATTCGGGCAAGTGACCAACGTCACCACAGCAGCAGTACCAACCTCGTCAATAGGTCTGTTGGAGAACGCTCTCACTCCGGTCATTGGTGGCGTGACAGCACTTGCAGAGACGGCTACAAGAACGGTCTTGAACTCAAATCTGTCGCCAGCGACAGGTGTGTTCCGCATCAACGCTGTGTATCTCACAGCAGGAATGGTGGTTAGAAACATCAGTTTCACCACCACCGCTACCGCAGGGGCGAGTGTCACGGGAACGTGGGGAGGTCTCTTCACCGCCTCAGGCACAACCCTTACGCTTGTCGCTGCCACAGCGCAGCAAGGTGTGTCGTCGCTCGCAGCGACCACCTTGTTCACTTGGCCTATCGCCACGATTGCCTCGGGAGCCTCCAGCACCTACACGGTGCCATCTACCGGCATCTACTACGTCGGCGTGTGCATCACCGCATCAACGATGCCGACCATGTCAGCCATCAACGGAACGGCATACAACAACATGCAGCCTTCCCTTGGCTTCCTATTTACCGGCTCAGCAAGTCCAGCATCTATCAGCACGACATACACGGGTACCCAAGCAACAATCACCTACTACTACGTTCTGTCATAAGGAGCAACATGACTGACCAAAGCGCGTACGCACCGTACGACATCTCGTACACGCAGCGGACCCCATACATCACGACGACCGAGTATCTCAACGCTCCGACGGCGATGGATGTGAGCAATCTGATCCCCGGCGGCGATGCTCAGGTTCAGATCGATGCGCTTCAGGAGACGATCGGTCGAGCCTCATCATGGATCGATCAGTTCACTTGCGGGGCATGGGGCTCTCTCGCTGCCACTCAGAATGTCGAGAACGCTCGTGTCTGGGGCAATCGCTACGGGCAGTTGATCGTCCATCCGAAGTACTGGCCGATCCTCTCTGTCGACGCATTCTCATTCGGGGCCATCGGAGGTCAGGGCTGGGGATACGAAGGCGTAGGAGGCTACGGAAGCACCTCTGCGTCGATCACACCGGCGGGCAACATCTGGATCGAACCTCAGCAGTTCGTCGTCCAGCCGACCGGCGTGGTGACTTGGAATGTGAACTCGTCTTACGGCATCACGACCGCCGAATACTTCTGCCAATGGACCTACACCAACGGATGGCCGATCTCGACTCTGGCGACCATGGCGAATGCCGGTGACACCTCGATCGAGCCAGCCACCGTGACCGGGATCTATCCCGGCACGACCCTGACGATCTACGACATGCCGAATGATGAGATCGTTCAAGTGGCCTCGTCGTATGTTCCGGGGTCGGCGGTTGTTCCTCTGGTCTCGCCGCTTCAATACAGCCACTTCGATGCGGCCATGCTGACGAACATCCCGCCCGCCATCAAGCAGGCAGCGATCCTCGCCACGACTGCCTTCATCAAGCAGCGAGGTTCTGGGGCACTGATCGCTAGCGACATCGGCGAAGTCACCCGAACCCAGAGCGGCCACTCGCAGAACAGCGGGTCCGATTGGGATCAGGCAGAGATCCTCCTCAGGCCATTCCGCCAGATCTTCGTCGGTTACTGAGATGCCCAAGACTCAAGTCACAGACGCTCTCTACGCCTATCTCGAACCGAGTGCATCGCACATCTCGACGCTTGGGGCGGTCTACACGGCGCTTCCCAAGGTGGCGAACGAATCAGATCTCTTCAAGTTCGTGCCACCCGGCACCGGGCTCGGCACCGTGATCTATCTGTTCATCGAGAACCAAGAGGAGACTCGCATCGCTCTCGGTGGGGCTCGAAGCGGTCGGAAGTTCCGGCCCTACGGCCTCTCGCTCCTCTGCATCATGAAGAGCGATCTCGCCAACCCGGTCGATGGTCAGGCAGCCTTCAACGAGTTCATCGACTCGCTGACTAACTACATCGAGGCAGACCGCAACGCCGGCGACCCCTCGGTGATCTTCCAATGGGGCGAAGGCGGGGTCAATGGCGGGCCAGATCTTCGCATCGAGTATCCAGTCCCCAAGACGGTCAATGGCGGCGTGATGCTCTTCCAAGCGATCGTCCGAGTCACCGTCTGCGAAGTCCTGAACACCTAGAGAAGGAGCCCGAACATGGCACCCGAGTATCGATACATCGGCGACATGCCGACCGCATTCATCTCACTCCGCAAGGATGGCAAGACATGGACGCCGAGCAAAGGCGACACCATCAAGTCATCATCCCCGCTTGCTCATCCACTCCTCGAACTCGTTGTTCGAGAAGAGAAGAAGGCCAAGCCCACCGAAGAAGCAGCGCCAGAAGTAGAAACCAGCGAACCCGCTGACCACGAGAACAAGTCGCCGGTCACGGTCGACCAACCAGAGGAGAACTGACCATGCCATTCATGACCGCTAACTCATACTTCGGTCTTGCGCCTGAAGCGACCTACGGCGAAGCCGCCTCAGTGTCGACCTTCACGCCGATCGACAGCCCAAAGATCACGACCGATCTGACGTGGCTCGACGACAGCGCCTTCCGAGGCTCGCCGACGATGCACTACGATCAGGTGCCCGGCGTCGTCAAGGCAACCTTCGATGGCAAGGCCTACCTGTTCTCTGATGTCTACCCGAACTTGCTGCGGGCTGCTCTTGGCTCGGCTGATGAGGTCAGCGCATCGGTGCCGGTCTACAACAATGCCGGCGCATCGTTCACTGGCTATCAGCACACGATCGGTCTCGCCAACGACCCGGCAACCGGCTCGCAGGCTCCCTCGTACACGATCATCAACGACTCGGTCGACAACACCTATCAGATCGTCGCTGCCCGCCTCGTCGATCTCACGGTGTCATTCTCCGCTGATGCTGCCGTCGAGAGCACGTTCTCCTTCACCGGCAACGCCGCCTCGGTTGTCTCTTCAGCCTCAGTCGTCAACGAATCGACGCAGCATCTCGTCCCATCTTGGAACTGCTCTGCATCGTTCAATGGCGCATCGGTCGCCGTCGTCGAATCGGTCGAGATTGCCATCAAGCGCAACACTGCTCCGATTCACACGCTCGGCCAGCAGAACCCCTACAGCAACTTCCAAGGACCGATCAGCGTCGAAGGCAAGTTCTCCTTCGTGGTCGAGGCTGGTGAGAACTTCTACGCCTCTGCCCTGACCCGCGATCAGCAGTCGATCATCGTGCAGTTGACCGACCCAGAGACCGGCTACAACGTGCAGTTCGGCATGGATGCGGTTCAGTTGGAAGCCCCGGTCATCGACCAGAGCAAGGCCTACATCGCCTTGACTTCGAACTTCGTCGCCGTCGCTAACACCAGCGATCAAGTCGATGGCGGCTACTCGCCGATCTACACGATCACGACGAACGGCGTCTCGACCGCCTACTAGTCACCAGCATCATCTCCCTCGAACAAAGGAACGGGCCACATCATGAACAACTCTCAACTCTTCAGCCGACGCGTCGACGCAGCGGTGGACTTCAGGCCAGACCCGGCCCCGAGTTCGCCGTTCGCTCAGATGCGTCGGCTGAAGGCGCATCTAGAGGCAAACATCCCGCCAGCAGACGACTTGACCGACTGCCCAGAGGCGCTCGACTATCTGCGCGAATACACCTACCGCAAGATCTTCACCGGGACCTCTCACGAGCAGTTCGTCGAACTCGATCGGACTTCGCCAGAAGCGATCGACTGGCTGATCGCGGTGCATGAAGCAGAGAGCGCCAATCACCGCAGCCGCAAGCAGTAGATCAATCGCGGCACTCGCCGCCCTAAACAAAGGAATGAGCAACATGAGCACCATCATTCAACTCCCCGACGGTCACAGCGCCGTCTTGAAGGACGACACCGACCTCACGAACAAAGAGGTCAAGAATCTTCGCCGAGCCGCTCGCGTCGCGATGGGCATCGCTCAGCGCCTTCAGAGCATCGGCTTCGACGAGAATGACCCCTCGACGTGGACCGCCTTCACCGAGATGACCGACGAGGAAGCCGACACGATCGACCTCTTCCAGCGTCAATGTGTCGTCACCCGGCTTCGCTCTTGGACTCTGGGCCAGCCGATGCCCACCACGGTCGATGAGGTCGACGATCTGCCTCGACCGATCTACGTCGCCCTGACCGTCGCCGCTATCAACATCAATCTCTCCGACGAGTTCGGCATGGATGGTGCAGCAGACCCAAAAGCGGTTACCGAAGGCTGAGACAACTCAAGGCAGCGCTGAAGGGCGGCCTCCTCTTGGAGCCGCTCGACAGCGAGACCGAGGAGTTATACCGGGCCTATCGATACTGCAAGTTGTTCCATTGCTCGGTCTCTGAGTACGAGTCTCGCCCTGCCAAGGAGACGACATGGATGCTCAAGATTGACGACGCCTACACCGAGGTCGTTCGCGAGATCGAAGCGCAACAGAATGCGAGGTAGACATGGGATTCGAGATCGAAGGAGTAGAGAAGTTCGCCGCGAGCATCGACGCCCTAATCGCTCTGGTCGAGAAGGCCACGCTCGGCGCGGTCGTCGAAGGCGCCAGCCTGATCGAGACCAAAGCGAAGCGCAACTTCTTCGGCCAGCATCCGCCCGGCACGCCTCGACCTGACGCCGGGGCTGGGGTCCCTCGACCTTATGCCGTGACCGAGAATCTGAAGCAGAGCATCGGCCGACATCCCCAGATGCCAGAGAAGATCGGTCGAGGCGTCTATCGCCAGAGCGTCTACCCAACGATGGCCTATGCCCGTCGAGTCGAACTCGGCTTCATCGGCACCGACTCACTCGGGCGCGATTACACGAACCCCGGCCAGCCGGCCTACCCATACCTGAAGCCAGCGGTCCGAGACTCTCTTCCGCAACTGAAGAACATCTTCGAGTTCTACTGGAACCGAGCAATGAAGGAATGAACCATGCCTGCACTTGAGCCAGTCGTTGCTGTATTGCTCGCCAACACCTCAGAGTTCACCGCCTCATTGGAGAAGGCCAAAGGCGAGATGGCGGGCTTCTCTGCCGACACCGCAGGTATCGGTCTCGCTTCTGGGGTCGAGGCTGAAGCGGCCAAGATCGGTCCCGAACTCGAGAAGGTCGGCACCGAGTCTGGCGGTCGACTGAGCAGCGCTCTGAGCGGGGGTCTGTCGAAGTTGGGCACTCTGCTCGGCAAGACTGGCCTCCCACTCGGCCCGCTGACCGAAGGACTTCACAAGTCGGCAAAAGCGGCAGAGGACTTGGAAGGCAAGAGCGGCAGCCTCTTCTCGCACATGGCCGGAAT